CTCCTATGGAAGGAGGGGTCATCTGGAAAAACGCTACCCAGAGAGAGTCGAGCTTTGACAACTACGACCAACATAAATTCGGTCATATCTGCCTCGGTCACGAAAACCTTCGGGCTGGGCGCTCCAGTAACTTACGGGCCTTATACCAAAATCGGTATGGTTACGAAGTCTGGGCAGTCGAATCCTCGATATCGTAGTATCATCGAGAATGGTGGCAATGCTACTACCCCGTATGATGTTACGGCGGCGACGTACGAGCTTACACCCGGTTATATGAAGGGTGGGCGCGTATCGTTACCGAACGAATGGACTTCTTTATCCGGTGGTATCGCACTATACGCAGCTAATGCTGTGGGTATGTACGACCCGACCGGGTGGGAATCCACGTTCTCTCCAAAAGCTTACAACCTGGCTCTAGGGAGTTTCCTTGGAAATATAAACTCGGCCATGGCCCCGTTCAAGGGCCTTGTCTTTATGGCAGAGCTAAAGGAAACGCTCAAAATGATCCGGGGTGCTGGGATGGCGCTCTTCAAAAGCATGCTCGAATACCGCAAAGCGGCAAGGCGAATCGCCCGGCTTAATCGCCGCGAGAGTGCTAAAGGAGTTGCCAACCTTTACCTGCAATATGTTTACGGCTGGCAGCCTTTGTTGTCGGACATATCGTCCGCTGCTGAGGCTTACCAAAGGGCCGCTGATTCAAAGGACCGTATCCCGGTCTGGGGCACGGGGTCTGATTCGTCTAACAAGACGGGTTCGTACTCTGACACCAACTTAGGACAATACATCAAATGGATTATCCTAAGGAATCAGTCTAGCAACTACTCGTGCCGTTTTATTGGCACTGTGGATTGGAAGAAGCTGTCCGAAGGCACAACTTATGCTGAGCGATTGGTAGCGCTCAGCGGGTTTAGCCTTAACGAGTTTATTCCTACACTTTGGGAGTTGCTCCCTTACTCGTTCGTCGTCGACTATTTCACAAATATCGGCGCGATCTTGACAGCCGTGGTCACGAATACCGGAGCAGTTGCATGGTATTCGTGTTCGCAGCGGGTAGATCTACGTAGCGTGATCACCGTTAAGCCTTTAAATTGGTATGCGGCAGATTGCTACGTCGAGGGCACCGGGGGCTCATGTTCGTACAAGTTGTACCGTATGAACCGGAGTGCTCCCCCACTGGGAATCCCGAGCATCCAGGTATTTATGCCTGGTCTGGGTTCTCAGAAATGGCTCAATCTTGCGGCCCTTACGGGCCAAAAGATCCTCTAACCATTCACCTTACCTCCATGGAGGTTGTTATATGTTTAATCCATCCAGTCCCGTTACAGGCGGTGCCCAAACAGGTCTGACCTCTCCCACTTATACGCTGACGCAGGTTAACGCGCCTACCCAACAGGGGAAGCAGTATGCTGTGACAGCTTTAGGGGGTACTCAAGCAGGCGTTTCCGTGCATTCGGCTTCTTCGCCGTTCACGGTTAATTTTGTTTTGCCTGCCACTTTGAAAACGCTCGGAACCGTGAATCCATCCACGGGTCAGTTGCGTTCTGTCCCACGAAACGGCTACAAGCTGATCGTGCGGAAAGGCGTAACGCCCCTTGCGGGGCAGCCGGTAGTGCCTCTTGTGCTCTCTCTGAGCATGGATGTGCCTGCCGGTGCTGATTTGGTTGATCCCGAGGACATCCGGGCAGCTTTGTCTTTGCTGATCGGAACCCTCTGGTCTAATTCTACCTCCATTGGTGACTCACTTGTCACCGGTGCGTAGAGCCAAACCGAGCTCTCCTCCACTTGGGAGAAAGACTTTATGGGCATTAGCTCTATTGATCTTTACAATGCTATCCTTTGCGACCTTTTGCGTAGCGATCTCGACCTGGGTCTTGACTTCGATCCAGGAGAAATTAAGTTACGCGCAGATCGACTTAGTGACGCGAGACTTTATGCAGCTGCCGGATTACTCGGATCGATTAGGAAGAAATTCCAAGACGAAGCCGACCGGAAACTAACAGCTGCGGCAGCCACCGAGTTGTTCTTGGAGAATAACCGGAGGTGTGCGAAGTTTCAATGGGGTGATCATCCTCTACTGGAGTATATCATAGGGGATGTTCGCTTGCAGCTTGAGGCCTTTTTTCATCAAGGCCCCGACTGCATTTTGTCAGAGTCCCGCATCGCGCGGTATGCCGATGTGGGGCCTGGCACTACCATAGGCACTAAAGCAACCTCTTTTATGGAAAAGATTGGTTGCTCGAAGTTGACAGGGACGCGCCCGTACTTAATGGACCTTTATGAGGCCGTAACGCGGACATATCCCCTTTGGAACGAAGTCGAGATTACTCGTAAAAGTCTCCATTGTGGGTATGAAGTGGTTAAAGGTAGCAGTTTCAAAACCGTACCTAAAACTTCCCAGATAGATCGCGCAATTGCGATCGAGCCCTCCCTAAATATGTTTTTTCAAAAGGGGGTTCAAGCCATACTCGAAGACCGTCTGAAAGAGGTATTCGGGATAGACTTCGCCACGCAACCAGCAATAAACGCTGAACTAGCGCGGCGTGGTTCGTCAACTGGCCGGTTCGGCACAATTGATCTCAAATCAGCATCCGACTTGATTTCGACAGCGATGTTGAAACATGTCTTGCCCAAGGATGTTTTTAATACCTTGGCTATGCTTCGGTCGCCATTTACGCAAGTGGATGGCACATGGGTAGAACTATCCATGTTCATGACAATGGGCAACGCCTATTGTTTTGCCTTGCAGACGCTGATCTTTGCGGCTATCGTCACCTCCTGCTATAAGTTACTTGGGATATACCCAATATGTCCTAGTAGGCAGAATAAGGGAGCAGATGAGACTTGCTTCCCAACAAAGCCGGCCCAATGGATTGGGATCGGGAACTTTGGAGTGTTTGGGGACGACATAATTTGTCTTAGCACTAGCTATGACTTCGTTGTGGAGATCCTCCAATGCTTTGGCTTTGAGGTGAATAGAGATAAGTCTTTTAACCAAGGCTTATTTCGGGAGTCCTGCGGCCGGGATTATTACTCCGGTTATAACACCAGAGGGGTATATTGCAAAACCCTAATGGACCCGCAGGATCGGATTTCCTTGATCAACAGGCTCAACGTTTGGAGCGCGTTCCATAGGATACCTCTCAGTTCAACTATAGCCCTTCTACTGGAGACGTTACGGAATCCACCGTACGTACCTCCATACGAGAGCGATAGCGCTGGGATAAAGGTTCCTGAAGATGTACTCCGTGATACAGGCGTACGCAGGTCGAAGAATGGCGTCTATTTTTATCGACGCTATATACCTAGGCCTAAGCGATTATGTCTGGACGAAGGGTCGCCTCTAGGCTCGCTTTATCCAGAAGCAGTCTATTTGTCGGCAGTCAAGGGGTCCTTGAAAGGCGGTGCAATCTCAGTAAGACTTTCGAGAGTGCACTGGCGGTACGACAAACGGGCGGTCTGTCCTTGTTGGGACAGGACGCTCAGGGAACCTCTCCTTATGGGAGAGACTGGCTGGCGTGCGTGGTCTACGTACGTAACCGCTAACCTGACGGACTAGCGGTAGGCCCTAATCGAGACGGATCTCGATCCCACAGTTGCCTTTGCTAAGCAAC